CGAAAAACATTGTGTTGCTGGAAATACAAAAAAAGTGGTAAAAACCTTTTTAAATCAAGGTTTCTACCACTTGGGAAAAACTACGAAAATCTAATCGATTTTGCTTAATGGAGATGGCGGGAGTCGATAAAATGTTGATAATATAATGTTTTCAAGCTTTTGACTACCAAATTGACTACCGATATTAAAAATCCACATAAGTATTGAATCTATTTGCTAGCTGTTCTTTTGCGGTTTTTGAAACGTGAGTGTATACATCCATTGTGGTTTGAATATCTGAATGACCTAATCTTGATTGAACATCCTTGATAGATGCCCCGGCTTCAAATAGAAGAGAAGCATGAGTATGACGAAAACCATGTATTGAAATCTGCTTAAAATCTTCGGGTAATTTTTTCATTGTAACTAAGTACCATTTTCTAGGTTTTGCTGGTGAAAGAATTCCACCGTCTTCACTTTGAAAGATTAAACCATCCGGAGATTCCTTTTTGAACTCCTTTAATATAGCGATCGTTTTGTCATCTAGTGAAATCCTACGAATAGAAGAAGGAGTTTTTGGAGTTTGAATATAAAGTCCGCTAGCGCTTCTTGATACAGCTTTATTAATGTTGAGTGTTTGATTTTTGAAATCAATGTCAGTCCATTTTAGTGCTAGTGATTCACCTTTGCGTATTCCGGTGAAAGCCAAGAGACGAAAGTAAACATATGCTCTGTAATTGTTATCACTTTCTAAAGCAGACATAAATTGTTTTAACTCTTCTTTATCGTAGAAGTTTAAATCCTTATCCTCGGTTACTTCTTTTTTCCTAACAGGTTTCTTTATTACCTTAGTTGGATTCATGTTGATCAGCTGCATACGAATTGCGTAGTCGAAAACTAGACCAGCATAATTCATGACCATGCTTGCTCGAACCAATTTTTTATGCCAAATATTCATTTGGTTTTGTACATCCATAGGCTTTATTTCTAGAATGTTTTTTTCACCAAATGCAGGAAGTATATGATTCTTAAAAACACGTTCGGTCTTTAAAAGAGTTGAGGCTTTAACTGTTGATTTGTATTCCTCATACCATAAGTCATATATTTCTTCATACGTTTGAATTTCGGGTTCCTTAGCAACCTCTTGTTTTTGCATACCATTTACTTCTAAATCAGCTATTGCTAAACGAGCTTCTCTTGTTGTCTTAAAACCACGCCTTGTTGTGCGAATTGGCTTTCCTGTATCTGGGTCTGTCCCTAGGTACAGTTTAAACATATAAGCTTTTTCGCCATTTTTTTTGATGTACTCTTTTATTCGGATATCTTGCTCTTTCCTAGCCAATTGCTTCAACTCCTAGAATTTGTTACAATAGGCGTAACCTATTGGTTATTTCTGTTTGCACGCCCCCTGACTGCCAAGAAAGAGGGGCGTGCTTTTTTTATTTTGGTAAATTATCTAAGGCATATTGTGCCTCAGATTCAGTAAAACCTTCAAACAAAAGTTGATCGTATAAACCTTGATTTGAAAAAGAAGAATAATCCAGATAGTCTTGTGCTTTTAATAAGGCTTGTTCATTCCAATCTACTACTATATGGTCAACAGCGAATTGAGCTGCATCTTCAGGGAATTGCTCAAAAATTAGTTGATCACGCAATCCGGATTTTGAAAATGCGGTGTAATCTAAATAATCTTCTGCCTTGGAAACCGCATTTTGATATTCTCTGGAAGAATTCGTTATGGCGTTTATTCTATCGTTCTCTTCTTGTTGCTTTTTAGCCTCAGCTTCTTGCTTTTTCTTTTCTTCAGCTTCTTTTTCCTTGCGTTCTTTTTCTTCAGCTTCTTGTTTTCTTTTCTCTTCAGCTTGTTTTTCTTCTTTTTTCTTTTGTTCTTCTTTAGCTAGGTCTTCCAATCTTGCTTTTTCTTTTTCCTCAGCTTGCTTTTTTTCTTCTTCAGACATAGCTTCGAGTTCTAACGTTTTCTTAGATTTAACCATAACCGATTGAGTAGAATCGTCTACCTCAACTCTGTATGATCTGTTATCGACTGCTGGGAGAGAACTTTCATATGAAAAGATTCCTTCCTTATCGCTGATCAGTGTTTCTAAATAGCTATCTTCAATATACAGCTTTATCTTTGTGTCAGGCTCAGTTTTACCGGAAAAACTGAATTTGTTGTTTTCTAAATCGTGAATAGGTTGTTTTAATGAAATATCAACCTTCTTTTCTGATGAAAGTGTAGCTATTGTGGTAGAGGTAGTTTCTTCGGCTTCGGCTCCAGCTCCACCTTGGCTGCCACACCCAGAAAGAATTAACAAACTGAACAGTAACCCATAAACCGCTTTTTTCATTTATTTTCCTCATTTCTTTGATATAATAATTTTGTAACCTCTCAGAAATGAGTTGCCCTTATCGAAGCTGTAACTTCGGTAGGGGTATTTTTTTCATCCATAGTTTAGCATGCTTTCACGAACATAACTTTCGAGATTCCACGGTATGTTGTAATACTCCATGAACTTCACTGCGTTTAGTTGTTCTCTCTCTATATCATATTCGTTTGACCAGATAAATAGAAGTATTTCTATGGCTATCCGATTAGCTTCAAATTCCAACTTTCTCCTACTGTAATCTGTTGCATTATAATAAGCAGAAAGTTCTTCATGCTTTTTAATACAATGACCTAGCTCATGAGATATCTCAAAATCAGAATTATTCTCAAGTAGTTTATCGCTTAAAAAAATAGCTTTTTCCTTTGCATAATAAATACCACTTCGGTTCATCTCTACAAAATATAATTCCAAACCCATATCATTTACAAGTTTCAGTAAATGTCGATTGACCTCAAACATACACATCACATCACTTTACTTTTTATCGGCAGCTCTTTTGGCAGCTAAAACTGATTTCAGGAATTCCACTTCTTCATCTGTTACTGGTTCTCCGTCGAATGCGAATACACCGTATCTTTCTGCTAAAGAAGTCTTCTTTTCTCTGCCTAGTAGATAATCTACACTTACACCAAAATAATCAGCCAAACGGGCCAGTTCAATCGAGTTAGGTGTTTGCCTTTTCCAACTTCCCAAATATCCATTTGAATATCCGAAGTTTATTTCCAACTGTCTGATCGATAGTCCTTTTTCCTTTGCCAACTCTTTTATTATTTCGTAAGTATTCACTGTTTAATCAACCTTTCTGAATGCTTACAAAAAAAGTTTAGATAAATAATGTAAAAAAGTTTGACTTATATACACTAATAATCTATACTATGTTTTGTAAACAAGTTTAACAACTAAAAAGACAACAAAAATACCGTTGATTAATAAATGCCAACCGCCAAGAAAGCTTTTAAATCAATGTTTTAAAGTCTTATTTAACTATGCCTTCAGTATAGATTATTAATCTATCGATGTCAACTAAGTTTAATACATTGTTGTTAAATTTGTTTACAAGTTTATGGGAAAGGAGTTTTAAAATGGCTGACATTGCGGAAATTACACAAAAAGATAGAGAAAAAATCAGAACGTATGTTGAAAATTCAAATTTCCTAACATACAAGATGCTTGCAGACAGATTTGGAATCGATAAGAGCTACCTGTCTTTAATTTTAAATGGCAAGAGAACATCCGCCGAAGCTAACAAGATTATCGATTCGATTATAGCGATGTATGAACTTTGAGATAGGAGGTAGATTATGCCTGAAATTGATGAAAAAACCATTCAACTTATTTTGAAAAAGTACGTTCCTAAGCGCTACCTGAATCAGCGTGAGGCTTGTATCTACGCTGGGACAAGTCCAAAGACTATGAATGCATGGATTAAGCGAGGACTGAAACAAATCGTATTTGATGATGAGAGTAACCCCAAATATGATGTTCGAGATATCGATGCTTTCATGGAAGAACACAAAATCGGGATCGGGAAGTACCACTGACTGAAACACAACGAGATTTATCGATTCGGGAATTAAGGAGTTACCAAGAGTTGATTTATCAGAATCGGCTTAATCGGCAAATAGAATTGAGGTGATTTTATGAAAGGTTTACGAAGATCAGCATTCATCATCACTATATTTTTCTTGGGCCTTTGGTTCGGTAACTACCAACAGCTGCCAGATTGGGCGGTCGTAGCATTACCAGTGTCAATCATGTGGTGGCTAATAAAATATGACGAGATTGCTTATAGAAGACGGCTAAGGAGGGGAGTACAAAATGCTAATAGAAGAAAAGCTTCATCAGTTCCAATGCAAGAGCTGCAATAGAAAAACGCTTATCAATGCTACAGAATTGAAAAAATGTGAGCCGTGGAAAGGTCCCTACTGCACGAAATGTGGCAGACGTCTCAAGGAAGTCAAGAAAGTATACACAAAAAAATAGCGACTCCGCCGGCAAGCAAAGAGTCGCATACAAAACATATCTGGCTACATTGTAGCACGAGAGGAGAAATTTTCAAATGATTACTATTACAGGACTTAACGATGACATCTATACAGCAATGCTTGGGAACGCTCAAGAGCGAGTAATTGATAACATCATGACTGCTGCCAGCCAAGGGCGCACAAGCATCACAATCGCTAGTAAAGGATTAACGCCAGGGTTCTTGTCTCAACTTCAGAACGAAGGAGTGGACAATCTGGTAGAACAAGACGGACGTTACAAATTGTTTTGGGAATTTTAAGAGGTGATTATATGAATGTTTTTGATTCATTAGGTGCTCGTCAACAGCCTGAAACTGAAACAAATCAAATCGCCGTTGATTGGAAAGGCGATCCACTATACAAAGGCGACACCGTCTACACAACTGAGTTGGGATTAGTTCATGAAGATCAGATCATCGACTACGTAAACGAAAACTACAGAAAAATAAATATTGGAGGAATTTAAAAATGGCAAATGATTTAACTCAAACAACCCAACGTTCATTAGATGAGCAAGTAATTGGCAATCTAGATCGGTTAAAAGATCAAGGGTTAGAAATGCCACCAAATTACAGCCCACAGAATGCATTGAAGAGTGCTTTCTTTGAACTTACAAATAACACAGCAGGTAACTTGCTTCAAGTGGCTGCTAACAACCAAGAAACGAAGACATCAATTTCCAATGCCTTGTTGGACATGGTTATCCAAGGATTATCGCCTGCGAAGAAACAATGCTACTTCATCAAGTATGGAAACAAAGTACAGCTTATGCGTTCATATTTTGGCACCATGGCAGTTCTAGATCGTGTAACAGGTGGAGCTGACATTACCCCTGTAGTTGTTCGAAAAGGCGATGATTTTCAAGTGGGGATGGATGGGCCGAATATGGTAGTCACCAAACACGATACCAGTTTTGAAAATCTAGATAACGAAATTGTTGCTGCTTATGTAGTGATCAAGCTTGCCAATGGCAAAGAGACTACAACAGTCATGACCAAGAAGCAAATTGATCAAAGTTGGGCTAAGTCAAAAATGAAGGGATCTGGACCTCAAAAAGAATTTCCAGAAGAAATGGCAAAGCGTACGGTAATCAACCGAGCAGCTAAAGCTTTAATCAACACGAGCAATGACAATGATTTATTCGTTCAAGCTGCAAAAGATACACTTGAAAATGAATTTGATGATCGACAAATTAAACCTGCAGAACCAGTAAAGGTTCAAGCAATCGAAAATAAATTACAACAGAAAATGGGCATTAAGCAAGCAGAACCAGTAGAAGAAGAGCATGCAGTCGAAAATTTGATGAAGCCTAAAAAAGCTTTTGAGCAGGAGGCGGACGAGCAACCAGTTGATTTGGAATCGTTAGAAAAAGCAGTCGAAGAAGCAGAACCTGTTCAAGGTGATCTTGGTATCATTCCTAACTTTGACAGAGAGGAAGGTGTCAAAGATGAAGGAATCCTCCCAGAAGAAGATTACCCGTTCTAAGATCAAACTATCTGATGATAATTACTACAGCAATGAAGCGGACTGGCAATACATGTCGGTATCTCAATACAAAAATTTCCTTAAATGTCCTGCGGCTGCTTTAGCCAAACTAAAAGGTGACTGGCAACCGTCATCTGATCCAATCGCCTTACTAGTTGGAAACTACGTCCATTCTTATTTTGAGGATCTAACGGTTCATGAAAAATTCAAGGAAGAAAATAAAAACAGGATGTTTTCTTCTAGAAAACCTTATGGACTTTTGAAAGATTTCAAGATCGCTGATCAGATGATCGACCGATTGATTGTCGAAGATGCGTTTCTGAATTTATACCAAGGTGAAAAAGAAGTGATCGTAACTGGGGAACTATTTGGTGTCGAGTGGAAGGGGAAAATTGATTGCTTAAATCTCGAAGATGACTATTTCGTAGATATCAAAACAAGTAAAGATATTCATGAAAGAAAATGGAACGAGGTTTACGGTCAACGCTGCACCTTCATTGAGAATTTTGGGTACGTCTTGCAGATGGCTGTTTATTGCGAATTACTCAAACAACAATACGGAAAAGATTTCGTTCCTATAATCGCTGCAGTTTCTAAGCAGACACCAAGCGAAGCGAAGTTGATCAACTTAGACGAGGACAAAATGTCATTCGAGTTAATCAACTTAAGAGACAACATTGATCGTATTCAACGGATAAAAATGGGTGAAGAAAAACCAGAAGCTTGTGGAACTTGTGAGTATTGCCGGGCAAATCAACGAATAACCGGATTTACAAGTATGAACGACTTGTAAGGTGGTGATTTAAATGGCAGAAGGATGGGTCAAGCTTCACCGAATAATTACTGATAATTGGATATGGGATAATCCCCACTATTTAAAGTGGTGGCTTGATTTGATTCTAATGGCTAACCACAAAGAGAGGAAAATTCTTTTTAACGATTCAATAAGAACTGTTGGCATAGGGGAACGTGTGACATCTGAACAAAAACTATCAGAGCGCTGGGGAGTAAGTAGAAATACCGTTAGAAAGTTTCTAAATTTACTCGTTAAAGACGACATGATTTCTTTAAAAAAATCAAGGCAAACTGGGACAACGTACAAAATCAATAACTACAACGTTTATCAAGGTTTTTCAGAAGAAAAAAAACATCAAACTGAACAACGGTCTGAACATCAGAAGGACAACGAACTGAACATAAACAAGAATGAAAAGAATGAGAAGAATGAAAAGAATATTAATAGTCCTCGTAACACACGCAAAAAGCGTGTCTACGAAGACGACGACCCTAATAAAATTCTTGCAAAAACTCTTTTCAAATTAATCAGAAAGAACCAAGACATCAAAGAACCGAACCTTGATGATTGGGCGAATACAATTCGCCTAACAATCGAATCAGACAAACGATCAGGAAAAGAAGTTCAAGAAATGATTGTGTGGGCTTCTCAACATGAATTTTGGAGCACTGTTGTTTTGTCACCTTCAAGTCTACGAAAGCATTTTGACAAGATGAATGCTCAAAAAGACAAGCCTAGAACAACAAGCGGAACTAACAAACTACAAAATACAGGTTCAGATGAGTATGATGATCTGCCTATATAGATTGAGGTGAAAAATGGAAAGCATAGCCAAAGGTATGCAGATTCTGATAGAAAAAGTACTCATTGTAAGGGGCGAATGTCCAGAGTGCGGCGGTAACTTGTATGGCTATAGGGCAAAAAATAAAGATGGTTCGGAACGGTGTGCGCCTACATGTATGAAATGCGGATTTTATGATCTTAAACGCAAAGAAGATATTCAAACGGAACGCATCTACAATGAAAGCCTAAAAAGCAAAACACTCAATTTCTTTAAATTTGGGTCAGTGATTACCGACAAATCTTTGTTTGACTGTTCTTTTGATAATTACAAAATTATTGATGTTGAAACAGAGACTGCTGTCAATATCACGAAAAGTTTTGTAGAAGCTGTATTGAGTGGTGAACCCAAACACCTTGCTTTGAATGGAAAGTCAGGTAGCGGTAAAAGTCATCTAGCCATGGCTGCTACTTGGGAAATTATTAAACGGTCAGATTACGACAAAAAATGTCTGTTTATTAGCTACCGTGAATTGTTGGAGCAAATCAAGTATTCGTTCAATGACGAGCAATTGAGAAAGGAAATTCAAGGTTCACTTATGAAAGACATTAAAACAGCCGATCTTGTGGTGATCGATGATTTGGGGTCTGAACTAGGAGGAACTACCTATAGCAGTAGTACGAATTTCAATAATGACACATTGAACTCGATTTTAGAAGCTCGTCAAAATCAGGCGATCATTTTAACTACAAATTTGACTGGAAAAGAAATGAAGAACGCATATGGAGAAAGAATAGTATCTCGATTATTTAAAAATTCAAAAGGATTCGCATTTAAGTTCGTAACTACAGCAGATAAACGATTAAGGGCGGTGTAGCTATTGGTTACAAAAACTAGAAGTAAGTACGGAAATACTAAACATGAAGTAGATGGTATTCTCTTTGATTCTAAAGCGGAAGCCAGATACTACAAAATCTTGAAACAAAAAGGGATGAGCTTTCTACCAATATCAGATAATTTTTGCGAAATGCAAAAAAATATGATCTTGCAAGAGGGATTTTATAGTGATGGTTTGAAGGTAGCTCCAATACATTATCGAGCAGATTTCGTCATTTATGAAGAAGGCAAGCTGGTTAAGGTAGTCGATGTCAAAGGATATCAAGATGCAATCTCGATGTTGAAAATGAAGATGTTTGCTAACCGATACGGGTTCCCAGTGACCTTTGCAAAGTTCAATTCTAAAACAAATAGATTTGAGGAAATGAGTTGCTTTGAATCAGCTCGTCAGCAGCGCAAAAGAGCAAGCGATCGCCGCAAGAGAAAATTGGAGGGAATCAAGTGATTGAGAAGTCTAAAGAATGGAATGTTCAATTTCTGGACGTAAATGGCGATGTGAAATATCAAATCAGCCAAACCTGTACAGAATCGAAAGCAATAACACTTGCTCGAAAGCTGGAACAGATGTGGCGAACACGACCGGCAAACGAACGCAGCAGTAAGAAACAATCAAAGCTAGTTGCAATTCGATCAAGAAAAAATCTTTTATAAAAAAATTGGAGGAAAACAAAAATGACTAAACAAGTAAACTTTCGACCAGAGGTAAAAAAAGCTACATCAAAATCTAACGGAAACGTAGAAGTTCTACTAGTGGTGAACAACGGATCACTGAAAGGCCGCTATGACGATTTGAGCGACTTTTTAGGTAAAACGGTATCAGTTACGATCCAACCTGAAACAGTCGGCTACACGCTTCCTATCAATAAACAGACTAAACGTCCGAACGTCAATTATGCAGTAAATAGCGATGGAACAATTGAAGTCTTGAAAGAAGAACAAACTTCATTAGATGTGGGTGATGGCGTTGAAGAAATTGAAATGGTTGAGATTCAAGTTTCCAAAGAAACCATTGATGAATTCATCAAAACCGCTACCTCGTTACCGTTACCGGACAGCATCACTATCAATCCTCGTGATGTATTAATTCAAATCGAGGAGGGCGAGAAAATTTCCGAAGTAGCTGCTGTTTATGAAATGTCTGAAGATGCATTGATTGATCAGATTGAAATCTCTCGTCAGTACTTCGCACCATTCGCTGATACTTGGAGCAAGAAAAAAGATGAAGTGATCTTCAAAGAATTATCAGGTGATTCGGATGGGGAAGAATGATGGCAAAATAATTATTCTGGAAGATGCAAAATTTTATTGGAGCGTAGGTGTAATTAACCAAGCAAAAGATCTCTTTGTTAAAGGGTTTAAGCCTAGCGAAGTTGCTCAAATCATGAATGAGAAATTGATCGATGTTGGTTTATTGTACCTTCACTTGTTGGAAAATAACCAGATTAAGTAGGTGATCCCATGAAATGCAATCGATGTAAAGGCGAAAGGATTATTTGGGGAAAAGATATGTTTGGCCGGGCAGTAGCAATCAACTGTCCGGTCTGTAATAAAGATGGTGTTGCTGTTCGCAAAGAAACGAAGGAGTGGGGAAATGGACATTCTCGAAGTATTTTGGACAAACGTTGACTGGCACTTGGAAAATAAAAATTTAACTCTAAGACAAACTCATGAAAATGCAAGAAAGAAAAGAGCTGGCATTCAATTACGGACTGTAGAGGATATAGCCAAATCTTTGGATATCGGCGATTACTCGATACTTTTTGAAAAGGTTGAGAGTCAGTAATCGGAAGAAATAGCAAACTAGGAGGGAAGATGAAAAATGAAATTTTATGAACAAAAAAAGCCATATTGTCTGATCAAAGCTAAAAATGATGAAGATATGAAAAATATATTCGCAAAAGAAGTAAACGGGGATATTTTAGAATTTCCTGATTTGTATCAATTGCGAGAAATTAGCGCTGAGGAAGCCTATGATATTTATTCTAAAGCAACTGATGAAGATGGTAATCCAATCGATAAGGTAGAGATTGATAGTACTTTCAATTCAGATGTATCCGAAGTCCTTGCAGTAAGTCGAGAACTGATTTAGTCAATTAAAGACAGATTTTACAAACTAGAGAGGGAGGGTATAAATGAGCAGAGTACACAATTTAACACATATAAAGAGTGGAAAAAAGTTTGAATTTATCGGGTTTGTTCAAAAGGAAATTCAGCTTTGCTCTTATACTACTGTTTCTACACATGTTCAAGTTAAGGATTACAAGGGAATAGTTCACTACTTTCCGTTGAATGAAGTTGAGATTATTCCTTAATTCAGTAATCCACCAAAATTGTGGAAATAAAAAAACTACCCTAAAAGAGTAGCAACAGAATCATAAATTATTTTTTTTGGAATCGGAAATTCCGTGTTTAACTGCCAATCTGATGATTCCATAAAGCATAAATCCTATAAAAATATACCAAATAAAAGCTAAAAAAGTTCCCAAAGCAATACCTCCTTTTAGGTATTGTAACATATTTTACCAAGTCAGTTATCCGACGAAATGCTTTAATCAGAACAGATAATTAAAAGGATTCAAAATTTCTAAAAACAAGTTAAGAAATAATTCTTTAAAGTTTACAAAGAAAGGTTCTCTTTTAAAAACTAATCTAAAAAAACTGATTATGAGAGATGCGACGAGACACAACAAAAAATATATCAAAGCAAATATTAGTATTACTGAAACTACTTCTTTTACTTTGTCCATAAAAAGACTCCTTTTTAATTAATAATCAAATTATATCATTAAGGGGAGTCAGCAACCCTTACAGTATTGCAAGACAGTAAATAATAAAAGATAGTAGTAAATTTCCGCAATCGTCAGCGATAGCAAACAGGAGGGATAAAATGATACCAAAATTTAGAGCGTGGGAACCAGATATGAAATTTATGAACGATCAAGTCCGAGTGACGAGTAACCGATTCGGCGTTGGCGAGATTTTGATAGAGGCTACCGATGGTTTTGGTTGGATAGAAGTGAAACCAGAGTATCTCATGCAATCAACAGGCTTGAAAGACAAGAACGGCATGGAGATTTTCGAGGGGGATATAGTAGTAATTAAGTATTCTGAACATGGATATCACTACTATGAAAAAATAGTTTTCGAGAATGGAACTTTCACAGCAGGGAATGAGGATTGGCTATATAACATCAAAGATTATTGCGTTGTATGTGGCAATATCTACGAGAACCCAGAACTATTGGAGCCAGCCAATGAAATTTAATCATTATACAGTACTAGCTATGATATCAATACTGCTGACGATCGCAGGGTTAAGTTGGCTATCCTATACAATTGTTGACCAACAGGAACAAATTGAACAGCTACAAGAACAACTGCAGTATGAGCAGATGAAGTACAAGATTATTATCAATGATCCGCTGGTGCGAGATGCGATGGAAAGTGGGGGATGATTATGACAGTTGCAGTTTTAGTGTTCACAGGATTCGTAATGATAATGGTCGTTGCAGTCATTGTTGGAAAGAAGATGGACGATAGAGAAGGAAAATAAAAAAGCCACTACCTTTGGGTAAGTGACCTATGACAAGACTATTTTACCATAAAGGGGTGGCGTTTGTGAGATTTCAATGGCTTAAAAACTACCAAGACATAGAAGAACAAATACTCTTCATGAAATGGAATCTTAACAAGAGTAGGTTGGAATTAGATCGATGGGTCAACGGTGATTTAGCAAACGTGCGCCTTGAAAAAAATTCAAGATCATCATCGTTGGAAGAAAACATCAGGATTATAGAGAATGAATTAGAGCTGCTTGAAAAAGAAAAAATTGAGCTGATGGAATTGATTGATTCGTTCAGCGGTGCAGACAATCAAATTGTTAAATTAAAGTATATTGATGACATGGATGTTTATGATATAGCAGATGAGACAGGTTACAGCGTATCTTATATCAGAAAGAGGCATACTGAGATTCGAAAGACATTGTCATTTGTTGATGAGTATGAGGCACGGCGAGAGGAACGCTTGAAGAAGCAAGAAGAAATTGATTATTATTCAGCAGACCAAGATCAGTTGAGCTTGTTTTAACATTGCCACAAAATGCGACCTCAAAGCCTGTGTATATTTCTTGATTTAAACGGGTTATAGTAATAGCGTAGAAGAAACGGAGAGACGGTTATTGGACTACTCACACTAATCCAAATACCGAAAGGGGGCTAATCCCTCATCGCTTTACTTCTTTGACGGATAAAAAAGACAGCACATTTTTTTGAAAGAGGTGGATCATCTCATTTCGAAATTCGCTAGTGCTGTCTTTTTGTTTAATGCCAAAAATTTTGGGAATTATTTTTTATTTAATGTATTTGTATTATTTTAGATTGCTTCTGTTTCTTGGAAGATGTAAAATTTTATTGAATGGAGGTGTGAAAAATTGGGAACATTATTTAATCAGCAACCAAGGCGTGACCATCTATCTGTTGAAGGGGTAATCTCCTTTGGTAAAGACATGCAGATAATAGCTGAAGAATTGAATATTTCTACATCTGAAGCTTTAGAACTCTATTTAGCTATTGCAAAGATTAACGATTATGATACGAAAGATGAACAATTATCCGGATTTGGCGATATTTTACAATCGTTAGTTCAAGCTATTGAAAATAGAAATGATTAATTATGGTAAAGATCACTCGCTGAGTGGTCTTTTTATTTTGAGAGGAAATTGTGAAAATATCAAAAATGAAACTATCTGATTTGAAAGTTTTGATCAAAGCTGATCTTATGTTGAAAGATATTGATAGTTAGTAGATAATTAAAATAAAACTAGCGGAGGCAATAAAATGTTATCAGATATTTTTTATGATTCAAATGGAGAGATTGTTTGGTCAGCTATTTCAGCTACTGTTTCAGCTATCTCTGCTACTCTTGTGTTTGTAGGGGTAATTATGAATATATACACACAAAGAAAAATAGCAAAACAACAAATAGATGCTAATTTAAAAGCAAAAGCAAGAATAGAATGGATAAGTGATGTAAGGGGGCTTGCGGCAAGGTTTATTTCAAATTTTTATGAAATTAAAAAAAATGATACGGATTTTGAAGAGAAGTTTATAGAAATTTTCAAAGATGCAGAACTTTTAAAACTATATTTTGGAGCGTATATTGATAATAAACCAGCAAATATTGACTATGATTTTCTTTTTAATATGAAAGACAACCAAAATAAAAATATTCAAATATTCAATTTTATAGATGCTATGCTAGGAGATCTTAATGAGAAAAGTATCACGCAATATAAATATAACTTAAAAAAATATAATGATTATAAACTCAAATTTAAGAAGTATGAAGATGAGATGAGAAAATGCTGTACATTTGAAATAGATGAATTCGGGATGTATGAAGAAGTTCCCACAGAGGAAAAGGAAGCATATCATAATCATTTATTTGGAGAGTTACAGGATCTAAAAAAAGAAAGTAGTTTATATTATCAAAATTTAAGACAATATGATCAAAGAATAACTGACTTTGAAAAAATAATCTCTATATATTTAAAAATAGAATGGGAGATAGCTAAAGATGGAAAATAGCTATCATATTAATTTTACTGAAAGAGTCACTCACTGCGAGTGGCTTTTTATTTTGTATAAGGAGAGTTGATCATGAAGAAACCACAGGATCATAAAAAAAAATTTGTTCCAGAAAAGCAAGACGACTACATCAAGATGCTAAGTCAGTTACGAGAAGAGAAGGACATGGATGCTATTGCTGATCTGTTCTGGAAAGTTATTACGGCATACGGACTGAAGATAGATGAACTTGCAGCATTGAACTACTACATGATGAAGCGATCGCTTGAGGCACCTGTTAATGCAACGCTTCTGAAAGAGCGAATGAAGTTGGATGTGACTCAGCTTGGGGTAGATGGAATCTTACAAGTGCAGCGTGCGTTGGTAAATGTTTACGTTGAGCAACTTGCCAAAGATCAATGATACCTGTTGTCAAAACCAAAGCAGATCGTGCTAGGTTTTATGGATCGACCAAGTGGCGCAATCTAAGGCAGCAAATACTTGAGAGAGATCACTACGAATGCTTGTGGTGTAAAGCAGAAGGCAGACTAACTACACAGTATGATTCGATACTGGAAGTCGATCACATCAAAGAATTGGAAACAAATCCAGAGCTTGCGTTTGATCCAGACAATCTAAGGACGTTATGCAAAGACTGTCACAATAAGCGTCACGATCGGATGAACTATCGTGGGCAACCAAAGAAAAGAAAGTGGGATGATGAATGGTGGTGAGTGACAACCTAAGAAAACAGCATCCCAAAAATGGATAGAAAAGTAAACCAAAGTGGGGACCAACATACCCCCGGTCGAATTATTTTGGGGTGAAATCCCAATCTAGGGAACCGGTGGGAGGGGTCAACTGTCCAAATTTATGACTAAAATTTTTTTGCTAGGGGGGTGAGAGCCTTTGAAGATGTCAGATTTAAAGAAACAGTTGCTGAGACAGATTGACGTAAACGATCAGATGGAACTTGAAAAAGTTGAGAGATACCTTGATTTAGTTAGGCTTTATCGAAAAATGGATAAAGCTGTTAAGCAATACGGACCAATTGTCGAAGGCTTTAACGGCACTCAAACGTATCTTAAAACTAACCCAGCAATCGCTCAAAAAGTTACGATTTCTCGTGCAATTATTGCTCTTGGTAAAGACCTTAACCTTGATGATTTGAACGGTAAAGTAGTCACTGATAATCAAGATGATTACGATGAGAGTGATCTAACATGATTCATCAAAAACACGTTGATTACTATATCGAACAATTCAAATCGGGGAAAATAAAGTTTAACAAAGAGCGAGCAGAGTTAATTGAGTATTTAGAACGTGATGTTCTTAGTCGGGATGATGTTTACTTCGATGATGTGATGATTGATAAGTGCATTGCTTATGGTGAGAAATGGTATTTCCCAATGCAGCCATTCCAGAAGTTCTTAATCGCATTTATCTTTTTTTATTTCAAAAAGAATGACCGGAATGTCTACCGAAAGTTCCTTTGGATGTTTGGTCGTGGCGGTGGTAAAAACGGATTGTTATCAGTCGTGCTGAATTTCCTTCAGACTGAAATGCACGGCATCATGGACTACAACGTTTCGATCGTTGCCAATAGTGAGGATCAAGCGAAAACTTCATTCGAAGAGATATACAATACAATCAAACGGAATAAGACATTACAAAAAGCTTTCGAATATGGGAAGTCAGTGATCACCAGCAAAAAGACTGGAAGCAAAATAAAATTCCGTACTAGTAATGGCGATACAAAAGATGGATTGCGTGATGGAGCAGTAGCTTTTGATGAAATCCATCGATACGAATCGAACAAAGATGTAAAAGTCCATATTAGTGGGCTTGGTAAACGCCCGAACCCGAGGGAGTTTTATGTGGGTACTGACGGTTATGTTCGTGAGGGATTCTTGGACAACATGAAAGAAAAAGCGAAAAGAGTGTTGAGCGGCTCAGTCCGTTTCAATGCTCTTTTTCCTTTCATTTGCAAACTGGACTCAGAGGAGCAGGTCAATGATCCTGACAACTGGGAATTAGCCAATCCTATGTTTCATCAGCCACTATCTGAGTATGCGGACAATCTTTACGAAACGGTTATGGAAGAATACGAAGATTTGGAAGATGACCCAAGTAACCGAGAAGAGTTCATGACTAAACGTATGAATTTACCTGTCACAGACTTAGAACGATCGGTGGCTAGTCGTGAAGAAATTCTGGCAACAAACAGACCATTCCCAACGAACCTAATTGGCAAACAAGCCATTGGCGGATTAGACTATGCCAGTCTGCGTGATTTCGCCGCCTGTGGGCTTTTGTTTCGTGATGGGGATGATTATGTATTCAAGACCCATTCGTTCGTTAGAAAGCAATTTGCGGACATTTACTACGGGTATTCCCGTAAAGCTTCTGAAACTACAAAAGAAAAATTTGCACCGATAAGGGAATGGGAAGAAAAAGGATTGCTGACGGTCATAGATGGGCCCACAATCGATCCTAAAACAGTTGTCGGCTGGTTTGTTGAGCAACGGGAAAAGTACGGCATAACGAAAATAGTAGCCGATAATTTCCGGATGGATTTATTGCGGCCGTTGTTTTTGGAGGAAGGATTTGAAATCGAAGTGATTAGAAACCCAACTGCTGCAGATAATCTGTTAGCACCTAGAATTGAAGATGCATTTGCCAATAATCACATTATCTTTGGTGATAATCCATTGATGCGATGGTACACGAACAATGTACTAGTAAAAACGAATGGCGACGGCAACAAATCATACAAGAAGAAAGAAGAGGTTCGTCGTAAGACGGACGGTTTCAAGGCATTTGAATACTGTCTATGGCGTGCTGATGAAATCATTGACTACGACTACGATGATGCCTTTGATATGTTGGATGAAATCGAATTTTAGAAAGCGAGTGGTAAAAATGTCAAAAGTTTTTTTGATACCAAAATGTAACCTAGTAGTTTTGTCGCTTCCTTGTTCTATGGGGAAAATAGATAAAGAAGAAAAGGAAAGAATCAAATCCGAGCTAAAAGAAGCTACTGGAATGGATCGTGCTTTAGTTGTCGAAGGTAGTTTCAAGTACATTTCTTAAACTATTGAAAGTGAGTGATCATTATGTATAAACCGCAATATCTAAATGTGGAGCGAAAAACGAAAAACGTAATGGCTGGTAACACCGTTTATTTCACTAAAGTAACTACAACGCCTTTGGGTTACAAGAAGAAACCACCTGAACAGGTCCAAAATAAATCAGGTAGGCGATTTGCCGGAAAGGGAAGGTGATCCATATATCTAATCCAATTGAAAGGTGGTGAAAATATGTGAGTTTATTTGATGTCTTTAAGCAGTCCATACGTAATGAAGAACCTTCAGACTGGATTCCTGATCTCGTATATGGTGATGATGAGTCCGCTCGAGCATATCTGAAAATTATGGCAAAGAATACAGTGCTAGATTTTGTCGCAAGGACAATGTCCACGCTGGAAGTAAAATTCAAAAACAAAGATGGTACTGCTGACTGGGAATACATTTTGAATGTTCGACCCAACAATGATATGTCGGCTGCAACGTTCTGGGAAAAGTTTTTCTACCGACTTATGGACGACAACGAAGTGCTGGTCATTTTTACTGAAGATAACCAATTGCTGATAGCTGATGATTTTTCTCGTACGGAATATGCCGTTTATGATGATGTGTTCACTGGCGTAACAGTAAAGAATTATGTGTTTCAAAAAAGCTTTAATATGTCAGATGTGATCTACATTGAATACAACAATGATAAACTTGATCGTTTTACAAAGGGCTTGTTCGAGGACTATTCCGAGTTATTTGGGCGAATCATTGAAATTGCAATGAGAAACAATCAAATTCGTGGATCGGTGTCTATCAATGCAACTGCTACTGCCAACGAAAAGAAAGATGAAAACGGCAAGACTCGAACAGAAAAACTTCAAGAATATGTCGATAAAATCTATCAAGCCTTTAAGACAAAATCAGTTGCGATCGTGGCAAAGGTGAAGAACATTGATTATGAGGAATACACCAATAAACAAGGGGTTTCCAATCAATCACTGGATGAGTTAAACAAAATGAAAACATCGTTGATCGATGATGTAGCCAACGCCATAGGAGTTCCTACGGCGCTTATTTATGGTGAAAAAGCTGACCTTGATTCTAATCTAGATGCTTTTCGTAAACTTTGTATCGTTCCGCTGATGAAGAAGCTTCAGGATGAGTTGATGGCCAAAATCATTACAAAAAAAGAATATCAAAAAGGGGAGCGCATCAAAGTTTCTAAAGTATTGCCAGTCAGCATCATAGAGAAAGCAACGCAATTAGATAAAGTCGCTTCTTCAGGAGCGTTCTATGTGGATGAAGTCCGTGACGTATTTGACTACGATGAATTACCAAACGGTGAAGGCAAGAAAATTAACATGACCAAGAACTATGAAGAAACATCGAAAGGGGGTGAGAACGAAAATGCCGAAAGTTAAAAAAGTACCGTTTCAATTTACCAACGAAATCCAAAATGGTAAGCACATTCTCACCTTGAGTGGCAATGTCCAAAAGAAATATTGGCGTGATGATGATGTCATTAATGCGAAAGATATCCGTGAATCACTGGATAAAGTCACAGATGATATCGTGATCAAACTGAATAGTCCTGGCGGCGATGTGTTTGAAGGGATTGAAATTTACAACTACCTAAAAGATCACCCATCAAATGTCACTGTCGAAGTAACTGGTTTGGCAGCCAGTGCCGCAACTTTCATCATTGCTGGCGCTGACGAAGTGATCATGAATGTTGGCACTTCATTGATGATTCACGAAGCTTCAACATTCGCTTGGGGAAACAAACAGGATATCCAAAAAACTTTGAATGCTTTGGAGACCATCGATGATTCAATTCTGGCAATTTATTCTGATAAGACCGGTCAAACTACGGATCAATTACGGGAATGGATGAATGAAGAAAAATGGTTCACAGCAGATGAAGCTGTAGAGTTTGGATTTGCTAATTCTGTTAAACGTGCCGAATCTCAAGAAGAACCGCAAGATATTGCATCTATGATTCAAGATGCAGTTGCTGTTGCTATGGCTAATTTAAGCCAACCTGTAATAAATCAAGAGGAACAAGAACTAAAACCAAAATCATTAATCGCACGATTGCGAAAAGGAGAATAAATTATGTTAAAAATTACAGACAAAACTGCAGATGCGAAGAAAGTCTTTAACGCTATTTCTGCAAAAGAAGATGCAACACCTGAACAAGTAAATGATGCTTTAGAAGCGTATGTCACCGCGATTGCAGAAGATGCAGGTTCGCAAGTACGTGCTGAATATGAAGAATTGAAGAACGTCACTGACAACCAAATCCTTCAATCACGTGGCATTCCAGTTTTAACAGCAGAAGAAACTAAATTCTACAATGAAGTAGAAAAAGCCGGTGGTTTCGACAAGGACATTACATGGCCAGTAACCATTTTCGAACGTGTATTTGAAGATCTTCAAAAGGAACATCCTATTTTACGTCTGGTGAATTTCACACCTACTGTTGGTTTAACTAAAACAATTCGTTCTCGCCGCAAAGGGGTTGCCGTTTTCGGTCCATTGCATAAAGATCTTGAAGGGCAATTAGATGCTGAATTCGGAGTGGAAGAAGCAACACAGATCGCCTTAACTGCTTTCTTCTTAATTTCAAATGATACATTGCACTTAGGCGCTCGATGGATCAATCGTTATGTACGCCTTTGCTTAACAGAAGCTGTTAAAGACGCTTGGGCAACTAAAATTGTTACTGGTACCGGTAAAGACGAACCGATTGGTTTGTTGAAAGATTTAGATGGAGCCGTTGTTGGTGGGGTTTATCCGGATAAAGCCAGCGTTGGTACTTTGACATTCAAAGACGCACCTTCAATGGTTACTGAATTTGCAGCTGTTATGAAAAAAATGGCTTCTTACAAACATTCAATTGGTACTGGTGACACAAATGCTACTGATGAAACACGTGTGGTTGACGGTAAGATTTACTTAATTATCAACCCAGTCAACTACTACGATATTGTTGCACGCCTAACGATTCAAAATGCAAATGGGGTATTCGTGACGAACATGCCATTCATTTCCCCTGATCACATTATCCAATCGGTTGATGTTCCTGTGAACAAACTAATTGTATTTATCGAAAATGGCTATGATGCTACTCAGTCTCAGCCTGAAAAAATTTCTGAATACAAAGAAACGTTTGCGATGAAACGTGCAACCCTTTATGCAATTGACATGTTGGGCAATGGTAAACCTGTTGATAATTACGCAGCGCAAGTCTACGACATTGCTATTCCAACTAGCGGTGGCTCGGGGGAGTAACAACGCCTAACGCTCGTATGGCGACTGTAGACTATTCTAGCCTTACGGTTCCAGAACTAAAAGCGTTGTTAGACGAGCGTGCAATTGATTATGCAAGCAACGCTAAAAAGCAAGATTTAATTGATCTATTGGAGGGATGACGAATGAACGATCAGGTGTTTATTGATGAATTCAAGGAACGTTTTCGTATTTTTCATTCGTCGGAAGACGTAGGTATCGGTAAGCAACTGGAAAGTGGGTTTGCCGATATTAAATCGATCATTGGAGAATTTGATCCTACAAAGTATGAAAAGGGCAAAGAGTTGGTCTATGAGCGTACTCGTTATTTAAGAAACGAGGCACTCGAATACTTTTATGACAATTTCCAAGTGATGATCATGGATGCTTCAATTGACTTGGTAGGTGATCAAGTTGCCGATTAAAAAAAAATATGAAAGACCTGAAATTGTAGCCGGTGATCTAAATACGCCGGTTACTTTTTTTGAAGTAAAACCAAACGATGGACCTGAACCGGGTGAACAAGAAAATAAGAAATTGTATTACTGTACTTGCTTGGTCTACAATCCTTCTTCTAAGGATAGAGATATTCTTAGCGGCAAAGGAACAAAAAAAGCTGTCACTATCAAGATTCGAGATCCATTCACAGATTATTTGCCAAACAATGCGCATAAAGTAGTCTTGGGTGATTTCCGATACAAAGATGATGTTTGGGATATTGTAGATTTTGCGCCAGATGTTGAGAATAACGATTTTCTTAAAATCATCTTGGGGGTGACCTCATGAGCGTTTCAGTTAAAGGTGTGGACGAGATACTAAAGAATCTCGAAGCCAAGCTTGGTCCGGCAAGAACCAATCGGATCGTGAACAAGTCGCTCAAGAACTATGGGCAAAAACTACAACAAGATGTGCAAGAGGCGGTATCTAGCTATATGGACACTGGCGAAACGTATAATACTGTAATTGCTTCTGGCGTGAAAAAAGGACCGCCTAAAACGGTCGAAGTTGGTTGGGGTCAAGGTTCAAGATGGCGCTTAGTGCATTTGAGTGAGTTTGGCTATACTCGATTTGGCAAGTACATTAGTCCTAGAGGGATGGGGAAATTACAAGGGGTTGTTGATAAAACAGAAGGATCTGCATTTGAAGAGATGCGGTCAGAATTGGAGGAGTTAGCACGATGAAAGATATGATGATGGAGGTCTACAATGTTTTATCTGCTGATCCTACGATTGCAAAAGAGGTGACTGCGAAGAATATAAAATTCTATGAAGTACCTGAAAGCTTCGATTCGACCAAACCTTTTATTATCATCGATACACCACTTGGACCGCCAACTAGTGCTTACTATGCTGCCAACAAAGAGGTATCGCAAACGTTCAGTTATCAAATTAACGTTGAAACTCAATCAAGGATTTTGACGAAAGAAATTGCTAAAGCAGTGAAAGCTGCGATGTGGGAATTTGGTTATGCTCAGCTAAACGGTGGGCTTGACGAGTATTTCTCAGAAACAAAACGCTTTGTGGATGCAAGGCGGTATAGAAAAAACACACAAATTCATGACACTGATTATTAATCGGTGTCTATTTATTAGGAGGAATTTACAAATGGAAACTTATGGTTTTGATAAATTATCGGTTCGAAAACTAACCACAGAATTGGAACCAGATACAGCAGCGAAAATTCACGTTTTAGAAGGTAAACAAAAAGAAGGTGGACCAACTGCCTTCGACTTAACTGGTCTATCCAAAGAAGCAGTGAAAGTATTTGCTGGTAATGTTGAATACTACCTGGCTAGAAAAGGAACTGGATCAGTAGCCGCAAATTTCGGTCTGCTAGATGTACCTGTAGAAGTTGAGCAAGAAATCTTAGGATTGATCAAAATGGCAGAAGGTATCGACGGTTTTGGTGATGAAACAGAGCCTCCATATATGTCTGCTGTAGCCGAAGCGGAGGATTTATATGGCGAACCAGTTGCTTTTGCTATGGTAGCCGGTTCATTTAATCGTGATGGTTTTTCATTGGCCACTAAAAATGATGAAGATTTTACTCCAGAAGCGGGCGAGTATGTTTACAACGCAATCTCTCGAAAAGTCAAAATTGACACGAATGAGAAGACAGTAAAAGTCTTGCGTGCTTTTGGAGAAGAAGCAGTTACGAAAATGAAAACTGCTGTACTTGGTGAGCCTGCTACTCCTCCAAGTGGTGGCGGACAGTAATATGACAAAGGTTAGTCTTCGGACTAGCCTTTTTATTTTTGATTAATAGGAGGAATTATAAATGTCAGAAATTGGAAAAGAAATCAGATTGGATCTAATGATCAATGGAACAAGAAAGACTTTCACACAAAGCCACGTGCCGTATTCAAAAGCTTTGGATTACACGGATGGTGAAGCAAAACTTTTTAAGAAGGATGACGAAGGCAATGATATTGCTCCTCCAGCTAGGGAGCTCACTGAATTCCGTGCTGAGTTTGTAGCAGGCTTGTTTGATGATAAAGATTTAACAGGCACCGTCCTTTTAGATGGTATTGATGCGTGGGACAGAGATTTGATCATGGAAATCATTATGTACCGTGTCTTAGGTTACGAGAAAGACGTGGAAGAATCAGATCCAACAGATAAGAAAGACCCAAAAGGAAAAAAGGACGGAAAATAAGTTCGTCCGATCATCATGAGTTACAGCTAGATGTTGTGAGATCAATATTGAAGATTTATCCCAATTGGACGATCAATGACATCCTGAATACAGATACGCTGTACCTTTATGAAATTATGTTTAAACAAACGCCAAAAGGAAAGAAAAACAAGAAACGAAAAGAAATCAAGCCGTTGGCTGATTTAGTGAAAGGGGGCGGATGATTTGGCTGGTGCAACTCCATTAGGAAATATGGTCATAAAGCTAGGTTTGGATGATGCCGATTTTGGGAAAGGCGTTGCTAATTCTAAAAAGCAAGTACAATACCTAGCGAAAGAAATGCAAGCAAATATGAAAGTAGCTGATTTGGCAGGGAACAAACTTGGCAAATTAGGCACTCGATACGATGGTTTAACACAGATTATCAAAGCACAAGAAAACCAAGTGTCCGCCCTCAAGAAAGCTTATGATGGTTCATTTGTTGACGGTAAAGCCACAGACTCAACGAAACGGCTAGCCAGTCAGTTACAAGATGCTAACGGTAAATTGGCGAACTATAAACTGCAGTTGCAAAATACCGCAGGAGCGATTGCTGACTATCAAATCAGAAACGAAGGTTTAACTGGTTCCATCAATAAAGCAAGCGATGTACTAATAACCAATGGTAAAAGATTAGGTGAATTAGGGTCTAGCTTGACCAAAAGTTTAACCGTTCCTATAGTTGCTGGCGTTACTGCAGTCACTGCAGCTGCTATTAGTTGGGAATCAGCTTTCGCTGGTGTAAAGAAAACATCTGACGAAGTGGTGGATAGCAATGGCAACGTCGTTTATTCCTATGATGATCTTGAAGCTAGTTTGAGAAATCTAGCGAATGAATTACCTTCAACTCATAGTGAGATTGCAGCCGTTGCTGAAGCTGCAGGGCAATTGGGAATTCAAACAGAAAATGTTTCTGCATTTACCAAGGTAATGATTGATTTGGGCGAGTCAACAAACATGAGCGCTGAAACCGCTGCTACTGAGTTGGCTCGTTTTGCTAATATTACTCAAATGTCACAAGACAAATTTAGTAACCTTGGCTCTGCATTAGTAGATCTAGGTAATAACTTTGCAACAACTGAATCTGAAATATCAGCGATGGCATTACGATTAGCTGGTGCCGGCGCTCAAATTGGCATGTCCGAAGGGGATATCTTAGGTTTTGCGGCCGCTTTAAGTTCTGTTGGTGTAGAAGCAGAAGCAGGGGGATCAGCATTTTCTAAGGTGATGATCAACATGCAGTTAGCTGTTGAGAAAGGAACAGGCGCTTTTGAAGAACTGAAATCTCATGCGGATGATCAAGGTGTATCGTGGGAACGACTCGTTTCTGCCGTTCGAAACGGCGGGAAAGAACTAACAGGTGTTTCCAAAGAAATGGGATTTACATCTGCAGAACTTAAAAAGATGTATAAAGAAGCTGACAATTCGAAAACTAGCTTGGAACAGTTTGCTGATGTTGCTGGGATGACGAGTGATAAATTCTCAGATATGTTCAAATCGAATCCATCTGAAGCAATTATGAAATTTGTCGAAGGATTAGGAAAAGCCGAAGAACAAGGTTCGTCTGCAATTAGTGTGTTGGATGACATGGGTATAACTGAAGTTCGGTTAAGAGACAGTTTGCTGCGTGCAGCCAACGCCAGTGGAGTTTTCGCCGGTGCCGTAGAAATGGGGAACGAAGCGTTCGGAGAAAACACCGCTCTTGCTGAAGAAGCTGGTAAGCGTTACGAGACAACAGAATCCAAACTTAAGATGCTGAGAAACGAAGCAGTTAACGCTGCGATTGATTTGGGCGGTCCGTTTGTTGATGCATTAAGAGATGGCTTAGAATCTAGCAAGCCTCTTGTTGAGCAACTAGGAAAACTTGCAACTGCCTTTAGTGAAGCTGACCCTAAAACCCAACAGATGATTGTTAAATTGCTGGCAGCAACAGCTGCAGCAGGTCCATTGCTATCAATAACTGGTAAATTGAGTGGTGGAATTGGAAGTCTCGGAAAATCGTTCATTGATTTGAGCGCAAGCATGGCTAAGAAAAAAGCCATTGATGAGGTAAAAAAATCATTTATTGATGGGGATATTTCTGCGAATGACTTTCTAAAAACATTATCTGGCGGATCAGGTACCATGACTAAGTTTGGTGCTGCAGCCAGTGGCGCTGCAGGTTCTGGTGGTATAGGAGCAATGACAGCGGCACTTGGGCCATTAGGACCTCTTATTCTTGGTATCGTTGGTGTTGGTGGTGCGCTTGCAGTCGGGTATGGTGCATGGAAATTATTCGGTGAAGAAGCTTGGAATTCTAGTCAACGTGTCCAACGTTGGGGAGAAGATGTGACGCAAGCTACAGATACTACGCTATCAGCTGTACAGGATCACACAAATAAAGCATCAGGAACATTTAATCTTATGGCGCAAGGTTTTGATACTGATACCGCATCAATGGTGAGTAACTTCCAATTAATAGGATCAACTATCGAGAATGACCTTACGAACAAACTAGAAGCTTACAAAACAGCGGTTGAATTGCTTCCTACTGAGCTTCAGGGAACAGCTAGTCAGATTTTTGATGAAAAGGCGGAAGAAACTCAGAAAGTAATGGAACTTGTTAAAGCCAATAATGAAGAAGTTTTACGAATCAAACAGCAGTACGTTGATAAAGATGGAGAGATTACAATCCAAGGCGCTAAAATGGTTCAAGATCTTATGACCCAAAGTGCAAAAGAGTACCTCAACATAGCTATCACTGATGCGGATGCTCGTAGAGAAGTAATGTCAGCCTTAACAGGTGATGTCGAGACAGCGACTGCAGAACAAGCTGAAGCATGGATAAAATCATTAGCACAACAAAGACAACAAACCAAAGCCAGCTACACTGAAGATATCAATGCCTATAGGAAAAAATTAGAGGATCAAGGTCAATTGAATAAAGAAGAAATTGACATGCTGGTCGGTCTTTATGAAGATGCACGCGAAACATCAACCGATGCATTGGATGCCCAAATGGCGTTACTAGTACAAAAATACCCTGAACTAGCAGAAAAGATATCATTGGCCAACGGTCAGATGATTGATCAAACCGCTGGCACTACAGAAGCGTTCATTGCTGAGAATCAAAAGATATTAGAAAACTCAGCAAATCTATCTGCTAAATTATCGGAGAACGCTAAGAAAAACGCGAAATCCTTAGCATGGACTGCAGATCAAACCACAAAAGCTGGTAAAACTTGGAATGATTTAGAACTCTTGGATAAAGATGGAAACGTAAAAACTAATGCGACTGAAATAGTTACAGAAGCTACTAAAGATATCCAAACATGGAATGATATGAAAGTCTTAGTTCATGATGCAAACTTAGATTCCAACGCTAAAAAAGTCATTGGAGAAGCTGCTATTGCCAATGGGTATTGGGATGGAATGGCTTGGAGTGATAAAGAGGCTGTGTTGCAAGATGAATTTTCTATCACGATGTACAAAGCACTTGACGAATCTGGCAAATGGGAAGAACTATCATTAGAAGCAAAAACTGCTTTTCTTTATTCAAACACCCCTGAGGTAATGGCTGAAACGATGCTAAAACTTGGTTTGTGGGATGAATATCAGCCAGAGATCAAAGATTTGGATGCTAAAAACTACAACTTCTTAAATACGATTAAAGACTCTGAGGAAAAACTGAAAAATTGGGATGAAATTCCTGATACAACCAAAGAACTTTATGCCGATAACTATGATTTGTTGACCAAAATTTATGCATCTGATGAGATGTACGGTCGATTCAAGGAACTACCGAATTCCGAAAAGAAATTTTTCGGAGAAAATGGAGACTTATTGCTTAAGATTCTAAACTCCGAAACATCTTGGAAAGGCTGGCAAGAACTTCCTGACTCTCAAAAGAATATTTTGCTTAACAACGAAGATCTAATGACAAAGGTTTTTGCATCAGAAGAATCCTTAAACGCTTGGAAAGAGTTACCTGATCCCGTCAAACATATGCTAGGGAATAACGAAGACATTCTGGCAAAAGTCCAAGATGGGACAATTTCCGTTGAAGATTACAACCAAAATGTCTTGCCTACTTTGAAGAAACTGTTCGGGGATAATAGTGATATTATTCAAAAATTACTTCAAGGAGAATCTGGACTAAATACTTACAACGGGAATAATCCAGCTAAGAAGATTTTGAATGGTGATTCATCTTCTGCGCAACTTGCTGCTAGGACAGGTGGAACAGCACTAGATATTTTCGCAAGAAATAACCCAGCAAGAAAATATCTTAATGCAACTGATAACGCTAGTTCAAATGCATTCAATGCAAGAGATGCCGTACAAAAATTCATAAATTTACCATCTGTTATAACCAAGACATTAAAGATTGCCACTGCTGGCGCTGCTATTGGTGGGGCTGCAGCTACATTCGCTGCAGATGGAACTAACTTCCACAAAGGTGGGGACATGATTGTAAACGATCAACCGGGTCCTTTGTACAAAGAGATTGTACACGAACCGGGTAAAGAGCCATACATCCCCGTAGGGCGTAATGTTCTCATCCCTAATGCTAAGAGGGGAACCAAAGTTTATAAAGCAAGCCGCACTAAATCGATCATGCGGCGCTTGGGCATTCCGAAGTATGCTGACGGCGTGGGTATTCCGGAAGATTCTTCTCTAGTTAGAAATCTAAGGAACCTAACTCCTTCAACCGAATCAAGTTCAATTAATTTCCGTACACAAGATTACTCGAAGCAATTTGAGATGCTGATAGATATCATGTCAAACTTCGGTGAAGATTTGAGAAATATGCAGCTAATTCTCGATGGACGAAACGTAATGAAATCAATTGAAACTAGACAAACAAATCAACAAAAAATAAATGATATCAAAGCAGGAAGGAGAACGATATGATTAGCGATTTAGAGATTAAATTAAATGATGTCAGTTTGTCAGATTACTTTGATTTAACCGATGAGCCAGATCGTGGTCTCTTTCCTGAAGTGCAACATGATCTGGTTCAGATGGCACGAGCAAATGGATCTCGTGCAACCAACAAAAGATTTGCACATAGAATAATCACTTTGCCATTGTACGCCTTGAGCGGAAACTTTAGACAGACAAAGGATGATTTGGCAAATGTGTTATTCGCTGAAGAACGGCAGCGACTTTGGTTCTCAGATGAACCGGATAGATACTGGTTAGTTGAATTAACAGGAGAATCAAGCTGGAAACGATCACTTGATAGCAAAGGAGAGGCTTTCGGAGAGTTGAAGTTTTTATGTGAAGATGGATTAGCGCATGCTATGGTACCCAAACCATTTCAGATAATATCAACAAGTGAAGGTGTGCTAGCAGAAGTAAACAATACAGGAACATATAAAACGCCGATAGATATCAATGTTACTTTTACAAGTGATGCAAATTCTATCGGTTTTGTTTCGTCCGATAGAATCGTACAGTTAGGAACATCATTTTCCGAGGATGAAGACAATGCTGTGGCTTCTGATAAGATTATGAATGATAATATGGGGTCGCCTTCTAGAAGCTTGTGGTCTTCAAATGTAGGTCGTATTCGACATAACTATGACAACGGAGATAACACGTCAAAAATTCTTGGCGCTTGGCAATGGAATTCTGAAGATGTCACCCCATCAAGTTATGGATCAATTGATGAAACTAAACCGGGATACTGGCATGGGCCAACATTAACGAGGTTACTTACCGAGTCGATGACCGATTTTGAAGTGTACCATCGGTTTGAGTTTAAACCAACTGGAACATCGGCGCAGCGTCCAACATGTCAAGGACTGCTTGAAATTAATTACTCTGATGCGGATAACAATTTTGTAATCGGTTTTGAGATGAAAGATACCGAAAGTAAACAGGATAGAGTTAGTTATTCATTTTTTGTAGGGGATTATCGTGCTTTTCAAGGGTATCTACCTGCTAGTGTCTTAACGACAAGCGGCGGGTTCTTTGGAGCGATAATTATGAAAAAGGTTGCTAATCAATTTACATTTCGTCTTGTTAGGTTGAATACAACTACATGGAAAGAATCTTGGAGTTCTCCAACAAAAAACTGGTATAACAATGCCGTGGCAATGCTGCCGGTTAGTTTGATAAATATGTTTGCAGCTAAATGGAAAAGCGATCGAGAGATGAGTATTAAGCTTACTCATACAAGGATTACACAATATAATACTGAAACAGAATCACTAATACCTAAAACTTTCTACAGTGGAGACAACCTTTTCGTTGAAGGTGAAACTAACCGAGTGTATATCAATGGTATTCGAGATGATAGTTACCGTGTGATCGGAAGCAGTCAGGTGTTGACTGCACCAAAAGGAAATACAGAAATAGTTGCAGTTTCAGATGGCACATTTACTGGGAATCTTGAAATAAGGGAGCGTTACTTATGATTTATCACTTTTTAGATAAACAATTTAACCCTTTGACTTTGATAGATACTGAAGCTTCAGACGGCATTGTGGTTGAAGATGACATCCATACTGTAGAACTGACTAACGGTACGCTATTGAACACGTTGACTATGGATATACTCAAACAAACTGGACCAAGGATAAATGACTATGATCCCAATGTCCCCTTTGAAACTTCTTTGATAAAAGAAGGTGTCAATGTTGTTTTTCAAAATGATCAAGGGGAAGATATTTGTTTGTTCGTCAGGGCGCTTGAAATAGAGGATGAAACTACTCGACCTCTATCTTGTGTAGATATTGGTACCGAACTAAGAAATGGATCAGCGACTGTTTTTGATAGTAACAATGAGCAATACATCGAATACTATGTTGAGAGAGAGTTATACGATACCGGCTGGGAAATCGGTGTGAACGAAATTAGCAGAGATATTAAACGATTAGTTGATACAAGTAGTGATGAAACACCACTTGCTAGGCTGCAAAGGGTCTGCAAAGCTTTTGGGTGTGAAATGAAATTCACAGTAGATTTTCAAAATACAAAAGTAAAACGTAAACTCGTAAACATCTATTATAAAATAGGGGCTGATAAATCGGACAAAGTTTTATATTCTGGCGTTGATGTTATATCACTGCAAAAATCTGTAGATATTGACAATGTTATCACCGCCTTGGAGGATACGAACCATGGATTTGATGATATATCGATTGGTGATGGTCGTTTCTTTACTATGGTTGGTCAATCCATTGTCTACGATCGTGAATCAAATGCTTTATACGGCCGTGGAAATACATTTAATGAACGGTTTAGTGGGTTTATCACCGGCAAGTTTGCAAGTTCTAGCACTGCTCAAATAGATAACTACAACGAAGCTGTCTCTATTTTAGAAGAACGGTGCCAACCAACGTTCGCAGCTGAAGTCGATATGCTGTTCAATGACGGTGATTTTGAGATAGGGGACTGGTTAACGTTTGTAGACGAGGATTACAACCCGGCGCTACGTCTAAAAGCCAGAGTTCTTTCAAAAGAAATTCATCGAAGTAATCCATCTGAGAATAAAGCGGTTGTCGGAAACTATCAACTTCTAGAAAGTTTGATCAGCAGTGATTTGCTAGCTAGGCAGCAACAAATGAATAAGCCGGATAGCATGTACTTAGTCAAATTGACCTCTGACAATGGTATTAGCTTTGTTGATGGTGAAGAAAAAACAACGAATATCACTGCAACGATATATAAAGACGGTGTCGATATCACTTCTAGTGTTTCAGGCGAGGATATCCTGTGGTTTAAGGTAGATAAAGATGGCAATCACGATACAGCATGGGAAACATTATATAAAAATGCGGGCCCAACTGTGCAAGTATCAGGGACTGAATTCACAGAAGTTTCAAGCATAAAATGCACGCTCACTGTATTTGATAACCATTTTGTTCAGGCTATTTATTTTCTGAACGGTCTAAGAGATGCAGCTAGAAAAGTACTTCGTTTGCAAACGAAAGATACCATCACTAGTATTCATATCTCTGATACTCATTATGCGACGGATTCTATTGGACGTGATGATTTAGAAAATTATGGTCGCAGCAATAGTCATATCAAAAATGTTGCTGAACTAACAAATTTTGTAGATGTCGATTATGTGGTACTAAACGGCGATACTCACGATGGATCAACAGCGAATAAGAATATTGCTATAGCGAACTTCCGTGAAGCTGTAGGTACATTAGGTTTATCAAATGCACCGTACTTCGTTACTTGGGGAAACCACTGTAACAATTCATGGGGAGATAGTCGAACGAATTCAATCACTAAAGTAGTGAAAAATTACGAACCCAAAGAGCCTCTTGAATATTTGCATGGAAAAGGGCGCCAAATGCTTTCCAATACAGAGATGTACGAAATAGCCACAAGACCAAGTACGATCTTTGATATTGTCGAAAATCCAATTGATAAAATGGGCTATTACTACTACGATGTTCCGGACAAAAAGCATAGAGTAATCATATTAAACCCACAGGATATACCAGATGGTTTAGATACGGATGGCTACTTAAAATATGTCGGTATAAACGTTGCTGGTTATCGACAAGAACAGATCTGTTGGTTTTACCAAACCTTGAAGAATACACCAGACGACATGACGGTATCCATCTATCAGCACTATCCCTTTGGAAAAAGATATTCTACATCGTTGAATTATTACCCTTACAACTACGAAATGGTTGAGGGAATTATCAATGGCTTTGTCACTGGTGGGACGTTTAGCCGAAGCTATAGTACAAATACAGATTTTAAAGCAAGTATTTCTTGTGACTTTCAAGGTCGCAAAGGAACGCTTGCTTTTTTAGCGCATGGCCATACGCATACCGATCGTATAACGAAAGGTGACAATGGGATCGTGAATTATTCTATCGGCTGCTCTGTTAGTCGTCCTAAGAAAGACCAAGCAGATAGACCTCTTGGAGTTTTAGAAGAAGATTTGTGGGATGTAATTGTACTAAATCCAAAGCAGCGCAAATTTAACTTAATTCGATTTGGCAAAGGATCAGATAAGGTTATCACATATTAGGAGGTGGGAAAATGCCTGTCGTAAAAGATGAAATTAGTTTAGTCAAAGTTGCAAACGGTGACGATGGTCGAGGGATACTTGGCACACCGGTTGCAACGTATGCACAATCAACGAGTGGAACTATCCCACCAACTACATGGTCAGCAACTAGACCTAATGTACCAGCTGGTCAGTATCTTTGGACAAGGGTTGTCACAACGTATACCGATAACACAACATCCGAAACACAAACTCCAACTCTGATGGGGGCTGAAGGTGAATCTGGATTAGGCATCAAAGATAAATCGATCAGCTATGCGGTAGGAACAAGCGGAAACACGCCGCCTACAAGCGGGTGGCAAGAAACGATTCCGACCGTATCAGCAAATCAGTATCTTTGGACTAAAACGACACTGGTTTATACAGATGAATCGAAGACTGAAGCTTATTCTGTAGGAAAGATGGGAGCGAACGGAGCGGATGCAAAACTGCTTTATCTAACTGCTTCAGCTGAAAACATGGCTTTTAATGCCGATGACACGCCTAAGACGACACAGACGATAAACATATCGGCAAAGCTTCAAAACGTCACAGGAACTGCAACGTTCACTGCTATTCCTTATATTGGTAACACTGCTCAAACCGCAATCACTCTCGGTGGAACTGGTAACACCAGAACTTTAACAAGTGCACAGTGGACCAATAAAGATTGGACACTGATCGCCATTACCGCAACATTGGACAATCTGAGCGATACAGTGAGTATTGTTAAGGTGAAAGATGGTGCTACAGGTGACAAAGGAGATCAAGGGAATCAAGGAATCCCTGGGACACCGGGTGTCGATGGGAAAACTCCTTATACACACTGGGCTTATGCTTGGAGTGCTGACGGTACGGATAGATTTACAACGCAATATCCGGGAGAAAACTTGCTTAGAAATTCGCACCCCGTTACATTCACCATGTACCAAGGTGCCACGTCCACTCGGACGCCTAACCAGACAGTCGAGGAATGGGGTGTAACAGATGCCGTGAAATATGAGTTTCCAGCGAACGTTGGAACCAACGACACGATTGTCGCTACTCACGCCGCCGGTCGATTGGTGTCTGCCGGCGTGTACTACGTTCACAGCGTCTATATAAAGAACACCGGTACTACCCGATTACGCATATCTAATAACCTAGGTATTACATTGCCTATAGAAGCCGGAGAAACTAAGCGTGTGATTTTTGGTAGTCGAAAAAGTGACGCTGGGACTGCTTCAATGCAATTCGTATACTATCGAGATAATATCAACAGTGCATTAGGGTTTACGATATGGGGGAGTAAAATTGAGGAATCAGTTGACGAAGGGCTCCCTACAATATGGACACCACGACCCGTCGACGACTTTGCAAACGCCTATCCTACGTATGCCGGAACCTATACCGATTATGAACCTACGGATAGCGAAGATCCCAGCAAATACACATGGCAAAGAATTTTAGGTGAGTCAGGTCAAGATGGTAAGGATGGAGAAGACGGAGTAAACGGCCAAGATGCAAAAGAAGTCATCAGTGGGTATCTTTCAAATGATTCCATCATAGTACCTGCTAATGCATCTGGCACAGTAACTGACTTCACGAAAGCTCTTGGAGATTTTATTATCTACGAGGGACAAACTAAAGTTTCATCTGGTGTGACGTATTCGAAGGTTTCTGAAACTGGTATGACTAGCACGATCAATTCAGCAGGTCATTATACAGTTACTGCTTTGTCGGCCGATGTTGGAACGGCAACATACCAAGCGGTGTACAAGGCTGTGACAATTCAAAAGATAATGATTGTCGTGAAGAACAAGCAAGGAGCCACAGGGCCAGCCGGATCAAACGGAACTGATGGAAAAGGAATCGTGTCTAGCGCTACTACCTATCAAGCTGGTACTTCTGGTACAACACCGCCTACAGGAACATGGAGTACTTCAATACCTAGTGTTTCTGAGAACCAGTACCTTTGGACAAAAATTGTTCTTACTTACTCTGACAATACAAATTCAACTGCATATTCTGTGGGGAAGATGGGAGCAAAGGGGGAAACAGGTTCTACTGGATCGACAGGAGCAACGGGAGCAACAGGTAATGGGATTAAAAGTACAACTATCAATTTTGCTAGTTCTACTAGTGGGACAACAGCGCCTAGTAGTGGATGGACCACATCAATTCCCACAGTAGCTGCGGGAAGCTTCTTATGGACAAGGATAGTATTAACTTTCACAGATAATACAACAAACACTTCATACACTGTAGCAAAACAAGGTGAAAAGGGCGATCCGACTGGTATAATCAGTCAATCGACAGTACCAACTAATCCCTATGTTGGTATGCTTTGGCAAAATACAGGAGCAAGTGGATATATTATCGGGGCTACCTATCAATGGAATGGCAGCAAATTTAATCTATATATATTTACAGCAGATAATATAGTAGCTACTACATTGTCTGCAATCACTGCTAATTTGGGGAATATTACAGCTGGAAATATATCTGGTGTAACTATTAGTGGTTCTAAATTTATCAATTCAGGAACAACTACAATTGATGGTAATGAGATGGATTATACAACTACCCTTGAAGGAAGCTACGAATCCGAATGGAAGCTGAAGGCGAGTAATTTGAATGGCCGATTGATAATTAATCCGACTATTCTCGCATCTTCGGCATGGAATGACATTCCTAAAAATGAACCTGCATGGGCATGGAGCGTAAGCAACGCCGGAATATATACTGCGAGGGCTGGCACAAGGTCAAATACTTCTCTATCAAATAATGCATCATATGGTCCAGATGGAATTACCATGGCTAGTGAATTATACGCATCCACGTATGGTAATGTCTTCTTAAGTTATTTGGATCTATTAACAATAAATCCAACGTTATTAAATCCTGCAGCAAATTTTGAAACGTATTCGAATGCTTGGATTCCTACTGCTAAAAGAACAGTCGGAAGAGTTATTACACTCAGCGGAGCTTTTAAAAATAATGTAATTTTACCATCCGTAGATGAAACAGTTATGGGGTATGTTCCAGAGTGGGCTTATCCCACGCAAGATATTAACTTCAGGGTGAACGGCTCTGGTATTAATACGTTCTTGCTTAAAATAAAATCAAATGGACAAATTACCATCAGTCGATATGGAACAACATCCATGATCAATGTTCCAATAGGTGCATGGTTGAATCTATCGTGCGTATATTCGGCTTCATAAGGAGGGATAGCGTGTTAGATGAGTTTAAAGAAAGATATATTGAAGAATGTATAATCAATGGACGAATGTCAAAGGATCTGAGTTCTTTATTTGAAGTCATAGCCCACGAAGAATTTGGGGATGATCCGCTAAAAATGGATGCATTCATTCAATCAATTGTTGATGAAAATACCGAGATTGAACCGTCTGAGTTTGATTTATTGAAACTAGAAAATGAAGAATTGAAGCAACGTCAGGAAATGACAGAGGAAGCTTTGCTAACTTTGTCTGATATGTTACTAAGCAGATAAGGAGGAAAAAATGATGAGCTATTCAGCGCTAGAAATGTTATATGCGACTCACATCATTGAAGGCAAACGAACAATTGAGAGCGTGCCTTCATCAATTCGTGAAGATGTTGCAGAAATTGTCACCAACGCAAAAAAGCAAGAAGAAACAAAGTAGTGGGATATGTAGTGGCAGGAGCAATCGGCTTAACAGTCGGTTGCTTTTTGTTTCAGAAAGTAGGTGGCATATGTTCAGTTGGGGGAAATCAGAATGAAAGAATTTATAGAAATTAATAGTTTCTGGGCAGCACTATTTGGTAGTGGATTATTGGCTACCCTTTGGCGAGTTGGTACATGGGTCACTAAACTAGTTAAAGCCAAAAGGGCCGAGAACGATCTTAGGGAACAAACAATCACCGCCTTAGAAACGGCAAATACGGAACAAGATAAACGCCTTAAAAATGTAGAGGATTATCAGGCGATGGCTGAGGTCAGAAGCCAGAAAATCGTCAAAGCTGAGAAGGCTTCACTCCATAATCAAATATGGAATAAAGCGGATGAGTATATCAAGCGTGGGTATATTACTGTTGGCGAGTTGAACAACTTTGATTATCTATTTGAAGCCTATAAGAATTTAGGCGGAAATGGAACTGGCGACACATTGCGTGCTAAGGTATCTAATTTGAATGTACGTGATGAAGGAATTTTGCAACAAAAAGAAATAGATGAACATTAGGAGGAACTATCATGAAATTAACCAATAAACAGTATGATTTAGCTAAAAAAGTTTTAACCGTTGGGGTGCCAGGAATCACGGCATTTATCGTAACTTTAGGAGGTTTATATGGATTCTCAACAGAAATCATTGTTGGAACGATCACGGCTGCTGCAACTTTAGCTGGTGTGTTCTTGAATATCGCTAGCAGCCAGTATCAAGATGAACAAAAACCAGATTATGGTGATGGACAGGAGTTTACCGACAAGAAGGAGTAGCTGTTAGCTACTCTTTTTAATTTGAAAGGATGATCAAAATGAATATTGAACAAATGATTAAATGGATGACTGATCGAGAAGGTAAAGTAACCTACTCAATGACAAGTCGCTTAGGACCTAAAAGCTATGACTGTTCTTCTGCAGTGTTCTTTTCCATGATAGCTGGCGGGTTCTTACCTAGCGAATCGATGGGAAACACAGAAACATTATTTGCAATGTCAGGTACTAAACTGAAAAAAATCAGCCGATCAGAAGTGAAACGAGGAGATATCTTCGTTGCTGGTACTCCTGGTCAGTCTAATGGGTCAGGTGGGCATACAGGTCTTTTCCTAAGCAATAAGAGTTTCATTCATTGTTCGTATTATTGGAACGGAATTCATACTGATAGCCATGATTCATACATGAGTACCCGGTTAACGCATCATTTTTATCGAATTATTGCATCAGGTGATGTTAAACCTACCGAAAATAATCCACAGATGATTCAACTAGCAATCGATGGACAATTCGGCAATACTACGGCGAGACGCTTGCAAGAATACTTTGATACTGCTGGCAAAGATGGCATTATAAGCCACCAATACAAGCAGAAATTTAATCAGAACGTTTATGCTGCTCAATTCGATAGTTCTTTGATTGGATCAAATGTTGTTGTGGCATTGCAAAAGTATTTGGGTGTAACGCAAGATGGTCTAATGGGCCAAGCGACTATCAGAGCATTCCAAAAACGATTGGGTACTATGCCAGACGGTGTTATTAGTCCTGTTTCGAACATGGTTTCTGCACTACAGAAAGCATTGAACAACAACAAATTACCTTAAAACAATTTCGTAAATAATTGCAAACCATTGATAGGAGTTGTTAGCATGACTAATGAAACTAGGGCACACATTCGCAGTATATTATGGCAATATAAAAAAATTGAAAAAACGTTTAGAGAGTTCTCGGATATTATTGCAACTGATAGAAATCCTTATATGGAGTACCCATTAGGTGAAGAAAATCCAAGTTGGACAATGAATCAAATTTTGTTTTACAAATCATTTTTAAGAGTGGTCAATGGTGTTCTAGAAGATTCAACACTTGATGTTAGAGATATATTTTATGTGAAGTATTACAACGGCCATTCTAAGAAATGTATAGCGGTTGTAGCTGCGGAAACTTTTCTAAGCGAATCTACTATAAAGAGAAGAGATGCAGAATTTATTAATGAAATCGCAAAAAGATTAGGCTGGTTATCGGTTTGACCTCTTTCTATACCCATTATGGTTTAACATTTAATTAAGGACGTACGTTCACCATGGACGCATGGTTAAAAAGAGAGGGGAAATTAAAAATGGCTAGTATTGAAAATATGATCAAATGGTTTAAGGATCGAGAAGGTAAAGTAACTTATTCAATGAATTCACGTTTAGGACCAAATAGTTATGACTGTAGTTCGGCTGTGTATTTTTCATTGATTGCGGGAGGTTTCTTACCTTCGGGTACAGGGATTGGAAATACAGACTCACTATTTGCGTTAGAAGGTAAATTGCTTACTTCGATTACTCGTTCTGAAGTGAAACGGGGGGACATTTTTGTTGCAGGGTACAAGGGAAACTCTGGCGGTTCGGATGGACACACTGGGGTTTTTGTTGATAGTACAAATATTATTCATTGTACCTTAGGAGGCGGAAAAAATGGAATCGTAACGACACCAGCTACAAATTGGATGGGAGATTATAGTGGATTGCCAGTATACTTTTACCGATTAAAGGGCGCTAATCCTCCATTTAAGTACAAAGTGGATGACGTTGTTTATATCAAAAACAATGCTACTCATTACTTTAATGGTGACTTAATTAGTGATAACGACAAGAAACTTGCTGGAAAAGTAACGGGCGTTAAGTATGACGACACCGGCCGAAATGGTGAGCATAATTTAGTGTTTGTAAAACAAGTTCAAACACCTACAATTATTAATCACTGGACCTTAGAACGTGATTTGGAGAAGTGGTCTCCAACAACTACCTATATTTCTAATGGTGAAATTGTCAAATTCAAAGCAGCAGCACAGAGAACAGTAGAAGGAACACTATTGACATCTGATCAGAAATCAAAAAGTGTAAAAAAAGTCGATACAATCGATATTGCACCAGTGAATGTTGGTACAGGAACTAGTTATCGTAAGTACAAGCTTGAGGGCATTGCTGGATGGATCTATGAAACTGATGTTCAAAAATGACGTTTCAAGTTGATCATTTAGTATATTTGAATCACAAAAATGCCACTCCGTAATAGGAGTGGTATTTTTTATAAATAAATAGCCCAATACGGCGGGGGTATAAAAAAATGTGCTATAGTACCACCCAATTAAGAGGTGATTAATTTGACTGTTAAACAATTTGTAGAATTGCTGGAAACATTAGATCAAGACAAAGATATTAAGATTATTGCTGTTGGATCAGACAATAATGCAACTACCTTGATTAAAGACGTGGAAATTGCAAAGGCTGACGATTGTTATAAGATATTAGTGGATGGCTAATTAGGAAATAATGAAATGTCCGTTTTTCACTTGGTCAGTAAACATGTGGTCAGTAATATCTTTATCTTGTATCAATGTCATTGAAGATAAAATATTCAGCGATATTGAGTAGGAAATAAAGTCTTTGTTATAGAAATCTTCTGGAGAATTTATGCTAGTGTCAAAACCTTTCTTCTTTAGTTCACTTTGGGCAGAATCTGTTTCATATAACTGATTTAATGGAAATCTATCAGTTTCTTCCATGCATCGTTTTGCAATTAAAAGATTTCCTTCTCCAATGAATTTGAATACAGCATTTCCGATTTTCTCACAACTAGCTTTATCGGGTAAAATACCTTTATGCACGACATTATTTCTTAGTTCAACTGCGGACCTTGACAAACTGATAGGTACTTTACCGTTTGAAAGACTTATAAATGAAGTTACATAAGCACCTTCCAGTCTTTCAGATCTATCTAGTTTCGTTAACATAGTTTTAACACTTTCTAAATCTTTTATTTCATTATAACTATGAGCGGCTACAAACTCTTTTTTATAGGCCTCATAAGCAGAATACAGTGTATGGAAGCTTTCAAAATAGTATCCTTTCAAAAATGATTCAACACCTTGCTGAATTAAAAACTGTGATCTAGGTGATGCTGAGATAAAAAAGAATTCGTGTCCTTCTGAACAAGAAATTGTTTTTCCGGAAAAGAAAGCTTCATTTATTTCTACGTTAATATAAGAAGGTTTATCTGTACATTTTAGACAACTACAATTTATTCTCATTTTCTATTCCTCCTCTCTTCCAGTGCTGTAACACTGATAATAAGAGTATAATATTTTACACATACGAACAGAAAGAGAACGTAAAAAGCTCCTTACTCAATTAGAGCAGGGAGCCTTTGTTTATTTCCTTCAAAAGTTAATATACTTGCAGTAACTAAGTTTATCCTATAGATTAGTAGGTGCGTGCAATACTCTACGAGGAGTATTAGGCGGTAATGCTTGGGGAAGTGTGCCTAGTACTCTTCGATTTTTATATTCTATCATGATTACTACTTAATAGATATTATTGATTAGAAAACCGTCATAAATTGGTTGAGTTTAATTAATAAAAGATGTAATCTAGATTCATAACCAAGTGTTTTTTTCGTTTACTCTTTCGAGATCCACTCTATTATAGCTAGGGTGGATTTTTTGTTGAAATAAAAACTATGTTCTTGTAGAATGAAATCATAGCCTTAACCGGGGCTATTTCATTTTATATCTTTTTTCAGGCCCACTCTCCTTGAGGGTGGGTTATTTTTGAGCAAAAGGTTTGAATAAATTTTAGATTGCTCATATAATTAATTTACCATATAAAAAAACTTTTTTATCTAATTGAGCCACTCCTACCCGGGAGTGGTTATTTTTTGTAAAAAAAGCACAGCATATTCTCATATGCCGTGCAAGTGGAACTATGTTCCGTCATCATAACAATCATCATATAGTAATTTACTGAATAGGAAAAGTAATACGCTTATCAAACATTGATATTTTCAAATTCAATCATAATCTTCGTCTTACCAATCACCGAATACTTCCGGACTATGAATTGATTTCTACTATTATACTCACCAGCAACCACAGTTTGCATTCCCTCATCCACATCGCCTAAGAAATTCAAACTGTGTGCAGCAATCAAGCAGTTAACTTCGTTAAGCGAAAACCGCACCAAAGGGGTCTTGCTCATCTTCAACACACGTATCTTCGATACATGACCTTTCATCGTTTTCATAACAATCGCCTCCGTAAGCTTGTACATAATAGCGACAATCCGTTTTACCTAAAGTGACAGCAACATAAAACTCGACACATTTTGCGCCGTATAAAGCTTCCTGTGACTCAGAAATACTGTACGGAAAATCATTTATAAACTCAGAGAAAGATAGGTAGCCCTGCTCATATTGACTGATTATGTTCATATCAGTTACCGCCGGGCTTATACTTAATGCTAGAATCATATTTTCGAAGTATCTTATCTTGTGTTCTGACATGATCAAATAAATAATCTTCGCCATTTTTCTTAAATACATAAGCTAATTCTTTTGGGTAACCACTATAGCTTGATGGCACGGTAAAGTAGGGTTTGCCGAAGTTCTCCATGGTTCTAACAAATTGATCGTACAATAAGTGAGCTGGACCCATGCGTTCGACGAATTCATAATAGTAACGCTCAAAGGCATACGTCCGCTGGTGCGCAAGTGGTATTTGCATATCAATCACTCCTTACCGAAATTATACGAACGAACGTTCTCGTTGTAAAGCGAACACTAGATTAAGATATACTATTTACGAAAAGCGAGGAAAAGCACATCGATGTAAAGGTAAAATTTGACCACCATTTGACTACCAAATGACTACCAAATAAGAAAAACTACGAAAAACATTGTGTTGCTGGAAATACAAAAAAAGTGGTAAAAACCTTTTTAAATCAAGGTTTCTACCACTTGGGAAAAACTACGAAAATCTAATCGATTTTGCTTAATGGAGATGGCGGGAGTCGAACCCGCGTCCAAACATATTGCTACCTAAAAATCTACGCTCATAGTCAACTCATTTGTAGATTCGCTTTACAGCTTGC